GATAGCGTATAGGTGATCGAGGCCGAGGCCACCAACTCGTAGCCCAGGTACGAGCCCCATGGCCCGTGCCGCACCAGTCCCGCGCCTAGCGTGCGGATGCCCTGCGCGGTTCCTGCCGTGTCAGTCTGCAGTACTGACGGGTCGTTAGCCGAGACACCGGGAGCAGCGCCCGTGACTGTGGCCGGTATGGTGTTCTGCGATACCAGCCGGGCCGTGAACGTTTTGGGGCCGGCCGTGACCTGCGGGAAATGCACGAGGTCCCAGCTGCCGTATCCGTCTCCGGTGGTCAGGTAGAAATCAGCAGTGCCCGATGCCGCGGTGACCTGCAGGGTAACGACCAGCTCGCTGAACCGGTCTAACTCCGGCTCGAACGCCGGCGCGGAAAAGTTGGCGGTCTTGGTAACGGCACTGGCGAGCAGGACATGGAATACATCTCGTTGGGTTCTTCCCATTTTGCCTCCGGTTTTGAGGGGCAGAAGCCGGTAAGCTCCTGCCCTTCTGCTAGCCCATGCGTTTGAACTCGCACGTGATGACCACGTTGGCCGCGGCGGTCGTCGCGCTGGGCGCCCACATAGCGAGTTCGTCGCCGTCCGCGAATTGCGAATTGGCAGCGGTCGCGTGGAGCACGCCGTTCTGGTTGGTGTCCGCCGGCTGCGTTAGATCGAAGGCCGTCGCCAGACACGGCAGGCCCGACGCCTTAGCCGTGCCGGACGGGACCTTCGTCGGCATGACGGTGCCGGCCGACCCAGCCGTCTCGTGCCGCTCCCGGGCCGAGGTAAGCTGCCAGACGGGACCGGTGGCGCTCGCGCCGGTCGGGTCCCGCGGAATGTTGATCGCCGGGAAAATGTAGACGCCGCCGTAATTCGTCGATGTGGCCGCGTCCGCTCCCTTCAGGACGAACTGAACGGTTAAGCGGGAGAGCCCGACCTCGCCTCCGCCTCTGCGCTGCGCGGTCGAGCCGGGAACCTGGGAGGTGCGTTGACTGCCGAAACGGGTTTCGCCTCTCGCCATAACTTAGGCCCCCGGATTTCCATAGATCCCGCGCCAGCCGTAAAACCCGAAATCGGCGCGGTACCGCATGTACACGTAGCCGACCTCGTTCTTCTCGAGGTAATCGGACTTGGTGTAGGGCTGCTTGCGCCACAGCCACATGGTTTCGGTGTCGTTCGGAGGAGCGACTAAGAACCAGGCGTCCGGGTCGGTCAGGAACGACCAGATGATCGGGTCGATCGTGCCGCCGTTCTCGGTGTACTTGAAGGCGTTCGTTGCGCGGTTGGCGGTGTCCGAGCGGTCCTGAGATTTCAGGATCTCGTACGCGTTCCAGCGATTGCTGGGATGGATCAGCACGTTGGGAGTCGGCAAGAGCTGCAGAAAACCCTCGTGCGTTTTGGTGACTTCCCAGTCGGTCATGGCCAGCTCGAGAGAGGTGATGTCGAGGTCCGCGGCGGTGCCGAGGTTGGTCTGCGTGCCGCCGGCTTTCACTAACGGGTGGATGGCGGAGCACAGAGGCTGTCCGTCCGGGCCGGGGTAGTTGGTGCCGTCGAAGGCGTTGTTGTAGACGCTGGCTCCCTGGATCTCGATCGTCTGGTTGATCGAGTTGGCGAGAGCAACTGCGCGCTTCGAGATGATGCCGACCTGGTCGTCTTCGACCAGCTCCTGCGAGGCCGCGATGCCCAAGCCGAACTTGGCCGGCTTGAACGTCTTGTTGTAACCCTGTACGAAGGTATCTACCGGGGTGTCCGCGCCTTCGTTGATCTTGCTTGCGAGTCCTACGCCGGCCATCTGCGAGAACTGCTCGATCATGCGGTTGGTGGTGTCGGTGTTCAACAGCTTGGCGTATAGCTGCTGCTTCTGGTTGTAGGTTTTCCAGATCTTGGCGTTGAGCGCCGGCAGCATCGTGGTGTCGAAGAAGTCGGAGAAATTGCCGCGAATCATCATGGTTAGATACCTGCCTTTTGGTCCGCTCCGACCAGGTTATTGAAGGTGACTTCTACGCGGGCAAATGCTGCCGCCACGTTGTCGGGAGACTCCCACAGCTTGCGTACCTTGAGATCCCACGTGTTGGTTATCGCGAGCGTGCTCTCGTCCAATTGGTGTTTGGAGAGCTTGAGGGAGGGGTTGCCTGCGGTCAGTTTGATCTTGGCGCACAGACTGAGTGAGGCGGGAACTAAGAAGATGGCGCCGGTGCCGTCTCCCTGTGTCAGGAAAACCGCTCCGCCGTCGCCGAGAACTACGAGGTGATCGGTCGCGGTCGAAGCCGCGCCCCAGATCAGGTTGACTCCCAGCACCGGCGTGCTGCCGGGTGAGATGGCTGCGTCTATGCATGCGGTGGGCTTGGTGCCTGCCGCTGCGTGAGTAACTGCGTCGTTGATGAACAGGGCAGTCCCGTAGCCCGCCAATTTGTGGGCCGCGACCGCTTCTACCTGCCCGCCGGCCATCGTCCGCATGAGCGGACGGAACCCGAACGGGTTATTTACATTTGCCATTCTTCGCTCCTATTTGAGTTGGGGAACAATTGCCTCAAGGGAGCGAAGACTTCGACGTCTGAGGTGATCCGTCCTCGGCGTTCCGGGGGGCTGTTTTAGGCCACAATGAAACGCACTGGCTTCGCAGGGGTGTTACTTACTGACTAGTTACTAACTTCGCGTAATTCGCTGGCTTCGGCTTTTAACTGCTGCTTCAGTTTGGCCTCTGCACAACGGGCACAGAACTTACCGCAGCTTCCGTTCCAGCGGTCAAAGACTTCTTTGCTGGCGCGTTTGGGACACGCCGCGCACTTGACCTGAAGATATTTGAGATAGGCCACAACGTCGTTCTTGACCCGCAGCTTCCGGTGCGTGCGTTCTACCGTGCTCCCGCAGCTTCCAGACTTCGCAAACCCCGCAGCTTCCGAGCCAATCCGGCGGCACCGCAGCTTCCACGGTGACGGGCATGCCGCAGCTTCCCGCACATCGCAAAGGCGTCCCGCAGCTTCCCGGCCAGTTGGGCACCACCCGCAGCTTCTACCGGTGAACTGCCCCGCAGCTTCCGCGACCAGGCGGGCCGCATGCCGTAGCTTCCCGGTGGCCAAGCGAACAGCCCGCAGCTTCCGGCAATTCGGTCCGCCTGCCCGCAGCTTCCTGTCTTCCGAACCTGGTCCCGCAGCCGCCGGTAAAAATTCAGTGGAAGCTTACGCGGCTGCCGCGGCCTAATGCGCGGATATCGCGTACGTTTAGCAGCTTTCCGCGGACGTTCGGGCCGGCAAGCGTGCCCGACGGTGACCGCGCTGCGCCTGACGGTGGCGCTCAAGTCCTATTCTGCGGGTTGTGGGTTATGGGGTGATGGGTGATGGGCAGGCCACCCTGTGCATATCCCGCAGCTTCCATTTGTTGCAGCATCCCGCAGCTTCCAGGCACAAACACCCGACGTGTGCCCGCAGCTTCCTGATCAAGGTCATCTACCCCGCGGCTTCCGCTATACCCGCATTGTCCCGCAGCTTCCGCTGCCATCATATCTAATCGGCCACGGCTGTTCTGCCGCCCTCTTCGAGGTACTGTTGCTTGACCTGCCCGAGCAGCTTGTTGCCGTGCTCCCGTACGGCCTTGTTGCGGGCCACGGCTACCGACTCCGGCATCATGGCAAGAAACTGATTCCGGACTTTGACCTGCTTGCCGTCCGCGTCGAGCACCGGCACCCAGCCGCGCATACCGCGCCGGTCGACTACAGACGGCGACAGGAACCGTCCACGCATGCCGGGCGGGATGTGCTCGGCCATCGCTTCCTTCATCGGGTTCGGCGCGTCCGACAGCGTCATGCCGAGATCGACCACCGCGTCTTTGCGGTGCTCGAGTGCCTTGCTGAACTCGTCGCGCGTGACCCGTGCCGCTGATTCGCTCTTGCCCTCGTTAGCCTCGGCGATGCCTTCGTCGGTCTGCTGGTACAGGATGCGTCCCTGAGCCTCGATCGGCATATCCGACACCAGCACACCGCCCACATGCAGATCGAGCACCGGGTTTGCCGGGAAGTCGTCAGGCGGGGTGCGCGTCAGCACCGGGCTATCGCCGATGCCTGCGGCTTCTGCGCCGGTATCAAACTGTTTCTTGTTTGGCATTTATCGTCTCCTCCGCATGCCGTCCGTTTTCTTCTTCTCAGTCAGGAATTCCTCGTTGGTGATTCCCATCTGCTTGACCAACTGCTTCGCCTGCGGGCCGAGGCTGTCGTCGGGGTCTTCGAGCGGTGCGCGTCCGGGCCGGTTATCCTGTGCCGCTACGCGGGCACGCCGGTCGGTCTCCACGCGGTCGTACTCGTCGCCGTCGTCGCCGTCGTCCTTTTTGCTGCGCGCCTCCATCGCCAGGCGGGACTTGGCCGCTTTGGCCGCGGCGAACAGAGTTGCCGGCGATTTTTTCGCCTGCGGATCGAACGCAATCAGCTCCTGAAACTCTTCCGCCGTCGCGCGGAACAGAGCGGACTTGTTGTCGGCCAGTTCCGGGAATTTCGTCATCAGCTGCGAGTCGGTCGAGATCTTGCCGCGCTCCACATCGACCGTGCGCCGGGCTACCTTCGCCGCGATCTCGGCGACCTGCTGCGCGTTGACGTACCCCTCGGTGGCCTTGGCCACCAGAGCCTGGATGGCGCGCGGTCCTTTACTGATCGCCTCGAGCCACTTGTCGGGGTCATGGAAGATGGCTTCGTCTACGTCCGACGTGCCGGTGACTGCCGGCGGCAGCAAGTCGGATGTCTCGATCGGGTCTTCTTCTTCGGCTGGCGCAGCTTGCTGCGGGTGCCCGTTGCCATTGCCGCGGGCGCGGTCTGCCCAGAACCGTTCGCTGGCGCGGGCCTCGCCGAGCTCGCGCTCCATGCGGGCCAGCTCGGCTTTCGATACGGTGACGGTTTCCGCCTGGCCTTTCGGCGCTGCGGGCTGGTCTACTGCCTCGTTGTCGAGGACGTCTTCATTAGGCATTTAACGCAATCCTGCTTTGTATCCGAACTCCGTAGGGCCATACAGCTCCTTCCGTTTCTTCACGTACTTGGCGTCGCACGCCAGGCACATCATCCGGTAGACGCCGTTTTCCATATGGCACACCATGCGGTTCTGGCCGATTGCCCGCAGCGTGTCCCACGGCGTGTGACACTCGCTGCACTCGGTCGGAGGCGTGCCCGTGGCCAGCGCGTGCAGTGCCTCCTCGTGCCGGTGGAAGCAGTCGACACACTGACTAAAGCCGGTGTGCCGGATCATGTCGTACGGACTGCGGAACCGCCGGCAGGACGGGCAAATCTCGGCTACGTGTACCGCTGCCGGTGCGGTCATAAAACCTCTTTAGTACTCTGGTACCTTGCTGCTATTCCGCGTGACGGCATAGAATAAAGCTATGGCCCCTTCTAATCAAGTGATCGTCAGTGATCCGGAACTTATGGGCGGCACGCCGTGCTTCCGTGGCACGCGCGTACCGTTTGAAAACCTGATCGACTACCTCGAGAGCTATGAAGCTCTGGATGAATTTCTAGATAACTTTCCATCGGTTACTCGCGAAGAAGCGATTGCGGCGCTCGAGCACGCGAAAGACTTAGTTCTTGCGGAGGCGCACGCTGAAACTACTTCTCGATGAATGTCTGCCGACCGCTCTGAGACGGCGCTTTCGTGAGCACGAGTGCTGTACGGTGCGTGAGATGGGCTGGGCCGGTAAGAAGAACGGCGCGCTCCTGGATCTTGCTATCAGCGAGCAGTTTGATGTTTTGATCACCGCCGACAAAAACATAGAGCATCAACAGAACTTCGCGGGCCGCAAGATAGCCTTGCTCGTACTCGGGGCGCATTCGACGAAGATAAAAGATTTGCTGCCGCTCCTTCCGGCTGCTCGTACCGCGCTCGATCGTCTACAGCCTGGAACTGTCGTGCGCGTGGCCGCGAAATCTTAAAATGCCCAAATCACCAAGAACTCTGCCGCCAACTCACCCTGGCGCAATCCTGCTCGAAGACCTACAGGATTGCGGAGTCAGTATTAACGGTCTGGCTCGTGCCATTGGCGTGTCGCCTAGCCGCATCAGCCAGCTCGTGAACGGGAAACGCGACATTACCGCAGACACTGCCGTGCGGCTTGCCCGTTACTTTGGCTGCTCGGCGCAGTACTGGCTGAACCTTCAGAATCATTTTGATCTGGAATCTGTGGCTGATCGGCAAAGCATCGAAAGCCACGTCGTCCCGTATAAGAAGAGCGCCTAAAGGCCACCGATTCCGCCGCCGCCCCGTGAGCGTCCGCCCGGCGGTGCCGACTCCATCATTGCCGCAATCTTCTTCCAAGCCGGTGTACCGGCACCCGCCAGCGGCATGCGTCCCTGCTTCCGCTTTTTGGCGGCCTGCACTTCACCGAAGCTCGGGCCGCCCGGCGCTCCCGGAGGGGGCGAAGCCGCCTGTAACGGTAGCGGTCCTGCTGCACCTCGTTTTGGCCATGCCATATCGTTGTTCTCCTTTTATCTATGCCAGCCGTGCTTCCGCGGCGCTTCCGCCTTGTCAGCTACCGGCGCTTCGGACGGCGGCGCGGCGGCCACGGCGTCAGCCGGCGGTTGTTCCGGCGGCGCATAGACCAGCTCGCAGATGGCGTCCACTATTTCGAGGGCCCGTGCCGCCAGGTCGGACGGAGGAATGCCGCCGGCGTCGACGCCGTGCGGTGCGACCAGTCCGGAGGTCACAATGGCCGCTGCCTGGACGCGCTGTTCCGGCGGTATCGGAGAGGCCGCGGCCTCGGTTGCTGTTTGTCGTTCTTGCTTCATAGTGTTCCTCAGCCGTGCAGAACAATCGAGAACGGGTAGATCCCCACCTTCTCGAGCGTGCTCTTCACCGTGTTGCTGGCGGTGTCGATCGTGGTGAGCGAATACCCGTAGCCGTTGGTGACATGCGCCGTCTTGCCGTCCGCCGAGACGGCCACGGCAGTCGGCAGGGCAGCGACCGGAATCTTGGCTCTTACCGCCAGCGACGAACGGTCGAGCGCCCACACCGTTTGACTGTTGGCGTTGACCACATACAACTGGCTGCCGTCCGGGGTTACGGCCACGGCATTGGGGGCCACCATGTCGGAAACCTTGGTCAGGATCGTGCCAGTAGCCAGGTTGTGAACCGAGAGCGTGCAGGCGTACTGGTTGGCGACATAGACCTTGTCCTCGAAGACCGCGATACCGGCAGGCCCGGACAGCGCCGTCCAGACAGCCGAGCCGCCCTGGCTGCCGGTGTCGATCACCGAGATGTTGGAGCTTGCGATATTGGCGATCAGCACGCGACTGCCGTCGGGAGTGACCGCCAACGCGTTAGGCTTGTCGCCGACAGGAACGGTGGCCACTACGGACGCCTCCAACGTATCGATCACCGACACGTTGTCGTCCTTGGCATTGAGAACGAGAGCGTACCGGCCGTCCGGAGTAAACGCGATCTGCACCGGGCCGGAACCGACGGCGATGTGGCCAACCACCGCGTAGGTCGCGGTATTGATGACGGCCACCGCGTTTTTGCTCTGCTCGCAGACGTACAGCAGGCTTTTATCCGGCGTGAGCGCACAGCCGCCGACGCCGGAGGCGCTCAGGCTGATCGTGGCGAGGATCTTGCCGGTGTGGAAGTTCACTACCGTGACGTTGTTGCCGGAGGTGTTTGCGACGTACGCGATATTTTGTTTTTCAGCCATTAGTTACCTTTTCGCTTTTTGAGATATGAGTCCGGTTATTTCAGTCCGCAGAATCACCGGCAGGTCCAACGCGTCCCGCAGGGCCTTGACGTAGCCGCGCAGGTAGCAAGTCTTCGGATAGTCGCCCTCGCGCTCGAGGTCGTTGCGGGTCCACTCGATCATCTTGTCAATGCGGGCCCGCACCAGCTCGTAGCCGCGGTCCCGCTTCAGCTTCAGCTCTTCGAGCGCGTCCAGATCGCCGGTATCCCACTCTGTCGACACAGTGTCCATACGTCAGACCGGCGTCAGCGTAATCACGCCGCTGACGGCCTCGCCGCCGGCGCCTGGAGGCGGGATCACGATCGGATGCTCCGGCACGGCAGGCGGCTCATAGACCGCCTGGGTAATCGCGTTCACGATTTCGAGAGCCCGCGCCGCCAGTTCGGACGGAGGAATGCCGCCGGCGTCTATGCCGTGCGCGGATACGAGGCCGGAGGCGACGATTGCCGCGGCCTGTACCTGCTGTTCCGGCGTGATCGGATTGCCGGCGGCCAGCTCCAATGTTTTTAGCCGGACGAGTTTCATTTGGCGGCTGGCGTAAACGTGATGTCGCCGCCCTGGGCTTCGCCGCCGATGACCGTGATGTCGATCGTCGAAGTGACCGGCCGCACGCCCTCACCCATGTCCGCGTCGGCAGTGGCCTGTATCTGCACCGTGCCGATCGGGCCGGGCGCATAGCAATTCGCGATCAGCGGATTGCCGGTGGCCACCACGCATTCGAGCGTGAGCGGGTCAGACGATACCCACGTCGTGGGGCCGTCTACTTTGGCCGATTGTCCGTTCGCGTCGTTCCACTGCACGTGAGCAGTGGCGCGGCCTCCTACTGTCAAGGTGCCTGTCGCCTGCTTCGATGTTGCCTGTCCCATTGGTTTCTCCTTTTCTAGGTCAAATTCCACGATGTCGACATGTCGTCGGCTGCGTTGCCCAACACCCAGCACCCAAGACCCAGCACCCGCTTTACAGCATGCCGTTCTGCGCCTGCGGAGCCGCGCTCGAGCCGACTCCCGGAGGCGGCATCGGCGGCACGCCCGGGGTTTGCGGCCCCTGCGGTGCGCCTCCCGGCGCCGGACCCGGCGGTGGCATTCCCGGCGGCATTCCGGGCGGGCCGCCTCCTGGCATGCCGCCTTGCTGGTGTACTTGCTGGATCAGCTGGTCCATGGGGTTCGAAGGCGGCTGGTTCTGCGGCTGGATGGACTGCACCAGCTGCTGGGTCAGAGCCTGCACCGCCATCTTCGAGGCCTTCTGCTGCTGCTGTTCCTGGATGTGCCGCACGAGCAGGTGATGGGCCTGCACGTCCGGGTTCGGCTCGGCACGCTCGGAGGCAAGCTGCTTGGCGTGCTGCTGCAGGTGGTAATCGTCGTTATCCTGCGGGTTCGGGTGGACGTCGTCGTCGCCCTCGAGCATCTTGGTCCATTCCTGATCGGGGCTGATCGGCTGATCGAGGTCCGGAGGCTGCGGAATGATGTCGGAAAAGTCCTGGACACCGAGGGCCTTTGCCGTTTCGTTTAACAGCATCCACAGCGCGCGCGGGTTCTGCATGACCAGCGGGTTCTGCATGGCGAGCGAGTAGAACGTGAGCTGCTTCTGGGCCTGCGCTTCCCGCGACCAGGCCGAGGTGGCAAACTTCAGCCGGAAGTCGAACCGCCCGCCGAACTCTTCGGGCGTCATGTAGGCGCCGCCTTTGGCCACGTCGAAGCCGGCCGCGCCGATCGAGGCGCTTTCCGTTACCCGAAACCAGATGCCGGGGTCTTCTTTGGGCGCCAGGTCGCAGTCCATGTACCAGAAGTCCGCGATGATCTGTTCCATGTCCTCGCGCAGCACAGTGCTGTCGAGATACGCGCGGACGTTCCCCTCCTCGATCAGGGCAAGCTGGCCTGTTGCCGTGCGGGGCGCGTTCGGCCGGTCGATGGCGCGGCCGAGTGACTGGTCGGTGATGCCGGTGACCCGTTCCGCGGTGGCCAGCGTTTCCTGGTTCTTGGCCATCGCATATTCGAGGTTCGGCGTCAGTCGGATCACGTTCACGCCGGCAGGGTCTTCGGTCGGAATGGCCATTCCCGGCTCGAGCCGCATGAGCTTGGGATTCATGCCGCCTCCGGGCTTGTAGAAGATGATCGGCCACACGCCCAGCTCGCCGCAGGCCGTAAGCAGCCGCGAGTTTGCCGTAGCTTCGTCCTCGATCGACTCGAGCAGTGCCCCGAATCCCTGGCCCCAGTAATTGCCGTCCTTGATCAGCGAAGACTCGCAGAACGGGCGGCGCTTGCGCATGCGCGGGTACAGCTCCATCAGGTCCTGTACGCCAACGATCTTCCGCCAGCCGGGGATGAACCGGACCACCCAATCGGCTTCGAAGGGCTGCCGTGCGTCCAGATCGTCCTGTGCGCCATCCGCGGTGCCCCTCTTGAGCGGGCGCCACTTGCCGAACCATTCCCAGAGCCAGATGATGCGCCGGGCCGCCGGATTGCCGGAGTCGTAATCGATGCCCTGGGACTGCTCGACCTCGGTCTGCACCGGGTCCTGCGCCCCCAGCATGTAGTCGTTGTAGCCGTTCTTGGCCCAGTTGATGGCTTCCTTGACGAAGTCCGGATCGGAGGTTCCCTGGTACAGGCTGCCGTCGCCGTGCTGCAGGTCGTCTACCGTCACCGGCACGCGCCGGATGACATAGGAGAAGTCCTGAATGGACTGCACCCCCCTTTCTGGGGGTACGACGATGTAATCGGGCTCGCACGGGAAAAAGCCGGGACCGCGGTAGTCGCACACCCTCTTTCGCTTTCCGTTCTCCATCCAGTCGAACTCGCGCTCGTACCAGGGCCGGTACGCGATCGCCCGCCCGAACAGGATGCGCCGGAACTGAAAGACCGCCAGCGGGTTGAGCAGTTCCATCTGGTCGAATACCCGCGACGTCATGTACGCACCGACCTTGCGGGCCGCCGCGGCGTCCGACGGTCCTGTGGGCCTGGCCGTAATTTCGGCGTCGTCCCCGATCAGCGCCTGAAGATCCCGGGCCATCTTCGCGAAGCACTGCCACTGGGTGAGCGGGACGGTGTGGTTGGGCTTGTCCTCGTCGCCCATCTGCGGAGGGTCGACGCGGTTTTCCCACCGCTGCATGTAGCTCGCAAACTTCTGGCACCGCGCCATGTGACTGGCCTTCGCCATCTGGAAGTCCTGCTCGATGCGGTTGATCAGCCGGTTCTGTTCCGCCTCGCTGAGCTTGATCTGAAACGATCTGCCCGACCGCGGAGCGGGCTGGCTGCCGTCGCCGTATCCGTTGCCGTTGCCGGGCGCAGCTTGCCCGTTGGCAGGCTGGCCGCCCTGGATGCGGCTGAAGATACGGCTAAGTAAATTGGGCGGACTTGTCATCTGCGGTAATAAACTGAGCGTTAATGACTGACTACGAGTACTTCGGTGAACTGAACCGGTGGTTAGCTCTCGACCCGCCGGTCATGGGCGCGTTCTGTCTGACGTTGGCGACCGCCGCGCACTGTCTCGGGTATCGTGTGACCTTCGATCAGATGCGGCAGCTTGCGGGATGCGCAAGTCCCCAGGAAGGGCATATGCTGGCCGCGCAATTCTGGGGTCCGTTCTTCTTTCAGCGGTTCCAGGCCCGTGCGCCGGAACCTGAACACCGGAATCTGGAGCCGATAGACCGGCACCGCTTCAGTCACCGTCCGCGGCCTTCTGTGGGGTAGGTTCTATGCCCGAACACAACTACCGGCTCAAACTGCTTAAGATGGTCGCCGACGGAAAGGTGCCGACAAGCGGACTCTGGCACACCAATATCCGGCACGATGACTGGTGCAACTCGTTCTGCGGAGGGTACTGCAATTGCGATCCCGATATTCAGTTCGTTGAAGAACCCAACACCCAGAACCCAAAACCCAACTAGTCATCGTCAGCCTGCCGCTTCGGCCTGCGGTAGTTAGTGCTTTCCCACTGCTTGTACTCGTCGACCGCGCGCCGCTTGCGGTACGCAAAGGCCCGCCGCGCCTTCGGCAGGCCGACGACAGCCAGGGCCACTCCGAACACGTCGTCATCGTGCTTGATGCCCTCTTCCCTGCCGTTCGGCTTGCGGACGAACTGCCGCAGCTGCTGCATGGTGGCCGCGTCGTGCAGCTTGATGCTGCCTTCGCGGATCGCCGTGTCGAGAGCACTGATCAGAACGGGCCGCAGCACCGTGTTGGTGTCGAAGCCTAATTCCTGCAGCAAGGCCGGCCGCCGGTCGGACGGGTCGCGCTCCGCACTGTAGATCAGCTCGAGCGGATAGCCGCCCTCGATCTCGAGCAGATGCCCGATAACCGCTTTGCCGACAGCCTTCTGCTCCGGCGTGATGTACGCCCACTGGTAAAACCGTGCCAGCCAGTACACCCGTTCGGCCCACGGTCTCGGCTCGTACCGTTCCGAGATCTTGGCGACCTCTTCGCCGGTATCTGCGTCCAGGATCGTCATGGAACAGTAATCCGGATCCGATACGCCGTCCTTGGCGCCGGGGTCAATCCCCTCGGCATGGTCTGCGCCGGCGGCGTAGTTCCTGCCCTTCTCCGGCAGCTTGTAGATGGCCAGCTCGCCGCGGCCGTCCTCCGACTGGATGAACTGCACCCGCTTCTCGATGCCGACCGTGACCACTTCCAGGCGGCCGCGCACCGGGTTCTGCACCGTCGGCATCCTCGACAAAGCAGCCATGTCGAAGATCGTTCTGCCGGCACCTTGGAAGCACTCCTGCGGGTTGGCGCCGTGCTCCTGCCGGAACCGCTGCAGCTTGCCTTCGCAGGACGTTTCCAGGACAAAGCGGCGCCAGGCCAGCTGTTCGAGGTTCAGGTTGTACTTGCTGCGCTCTTCCTGCTCGAGTCCGGACAGCGTGCGTTGAAACGCGCCCGGGTCTTTGTAGCCGAGCCGTTCCGGAGACATGCGGTTTTCCGGGTGCTCGTGCCAGCCGAAGAAAACAAAGGCCCATCCGGACTTGCCGGACATGGCCAGCTGGCACAGGTCGTAGAAGTCCCCGCCCTCACCCGACGGCGTCGATTCCACGATCACGCCCGAGTCCGGACTGTTCGGAACCCGCTGCATCAGGCCGGTCATCACCGCGCCTAATGCCCGGTAGAACGCAGCCTCGGACAGTTGCGCCCAGTTGAACGGAGCAGAACGCCCGATGTCTACGTTGTTCGAGGTGCCGACCAGGATCGACGAGCCGTTGTTCCAGCGCAGGTGCTGGTCGGTGTCTTTGTCCAGCTTCGGCAGCTCCACCGCGCAGTTCCATTCCGCGCCGTACGGATTGTCGCTATACGACTTGATGTACTGCTCGTAATATTCGAAAACCAGATCCGCGTGCTTCTGCGAGTCGGCCAGGATCAGGGCACGCCGGCCGGGGAAAAACGGCACGCGCCGGAAGATCTCGGTGGCCGCCGAGCTGGACATCCAGACCTGCGAGGCTTTCAGGACTACTTGCCGCACAGGGACGCCGGCCAGTTCCTGCTTGCGGATCGAGGCGTTCAGCTTCAGGCCGGCCGCACTGGCCCGGTACGGTACCGCGATGCCTTCCTTGTTGCGGATCTGCAGGTGGTCGCAGAACTTCGCGTGGTTCGCGAAACCCTGGATCATCTCCTGCATCTCTGCGTGGGCGAGCGGGGCGGCGGTCATAACCCGGTCAGCGTTTAAACCAGGGCGGCAGAGCCATGACCCTGCATTGGAGACAGCGTTTATACCAGAGCGGCATGATCCTGCCGCACGCGCATCGTTTGCCCTTCATTTATGATGCGCCCGGCTTCATACGGCTATGAATAGTTGCGGCAACGAACGCAGAACAGCCACCAACCCCGCATACTCCTTCTGCTGCTGCTGAATGGCTTTGATCTCGTTCTGCCACTGAGATACTATGTCCGGGTCTGGTTCCCCATGTTCCTCGATCGTCTTACGCCGTGCTTCCGCAAATTCTTCCTGGCAGAGTTTGGGGGCGAGTCGGGCAGCCCGCTTGTCACACTCGCGATCCAGGCCCTGCGCCCTACACTCGTCATAGGAAAGATTGCGGTCCTCCCTCGCCTTCCTTTCCATTCGGTTGGACAATCCGTAAATGTAGGAGGCTGACGTAGGCTTGGCTCTGATCTCTAAAAGATGCCCGTGCAGATCGATCAATGTATGAGCCGTTGTGGTGTCGAGCAACCCGTGAATTACACCGACCGGAGAGTCGTAGCGCATCTCCAGCGTATGTTTTGGCGCCTCACCCGAGTTGTACGAGTGACTCTTGCGTGTGATTTCCGGGTGGCACCCGTCCAGCCTGTTCAGTAAGTCATACAGAAACAGGTCGGTCACTACGTCGTCTAAACGGCCCCTGGCGATTTGCCTATGAGAATCCGGCAAGTAGTCAGTAACGCAGGACCGCCGCAGTTCCTCTCCCTTTTGCCAAACCACATGCAAGTGGGTCGGTTCACAAGGTGGCGGAAAATAATTGACCGTACCCCACGGCACGCCGGCCAGGACAGGCCCCGGCAAGATCAGGGGCTCGTTCTGCAGTTGGCGGAAAACCGCCAGGGTGACCTGTTTCCCGCTGACCGTCAGAGTCTTGACGCTGACAGCGACTGTGGATATCTCCGCGGAATGGACGTCTATTTTCATGGCCGCTTGCAGTAGTCCGGATAATAGTTGAGGGCTTTGCACCCGAGGTCTATCACGCGGCCTAGCAGCCTGACCGGCCATGACGGGCGCGGAAGCGTCAGGCCATAGTGCTCTTCAACCACGCGTATCGTGCCTGCTAGCGTATCTTCACGGGCCACCAGAGGCACGATGCGCCCTAGCTCCGCTTCGTCCGGCGCCTGGCCCTCTTCTGTCACTCCGCAGACTTTCATCGCCATCAGCGTCAAGGTGCGCCCGTCGTCGTCGAATAGCAATTGCACGCTCATATCACGCCGAGCAGGTATCTGGAATATTCATGCGAAGAGTTCCGCCAGTTCCCGCGCCCGCTTTTTAGCGTCGCGAAGTTTCTGTTCAGTGGTAAACCCGAAATTGTGCAAGAGATGAACCAGATGGTTATCGATATCTTCCCAAAGGGTGTATCCCCACTGCCGCGCCATTGCCTGGTAGTCACATTGCCCTTTGTGAAGGTGCAGGCATGTCCTGCCGGTCTCATCGGATGATTCCTCGCCACGCCACACCGCAATGCCGCCTGGCGACTCACCTGCCTTGATGGGTGTGCGGCATTGATCGCAGATGACCCTCGGGCACCACCTGCCGTTCTCATATCTGACTTCGATCATTCCGCCTCCTTGCACAGGAGTCCAGGATGAGCCATCTGGGACTTGCTCCGCAAATAGAGCACGGTATCGAACATGGCGGCCTTGGCTTCGTCTACGCCGGCATAGCTCGCCTTGGAGGGTATTGCTTCCTCAGTCATCGTGTTCGTAACGCGGAAACACCATCGCTCCCCGTAGCGGAAAATCACCGCATGGATATTCCCGCGAGCCGTGGTATACGGATTTCCTTTGCGGGAGATTCGCCATGGACGATTCAGCCATCTCCGGCGTTGCCCCGCGATCTTCGACCTTTCCCGGCGCGCGTACCTGCCCTCGAGAGAGTCCGGGTCCGGAACGACGGGCTCGTCCTGCTGCCGCTTCGGCTGACCGTAACGCTCCCGCCATCTTTCGGCCCACTCTACGGGCAGGCCGGCATAGCGGTCAGGGTCCGACAGGATAATCCAGGCCGCGCCCTCATTGCACCGGTGCGCTTCTTCGCGCTTTGCGCGTTGGCTCTTGGGTGCAGTCGCCATCCAGTAACGAAGGGGGAATCCGCGCGAACTTTCCGCCTACCCGGAAGCGCGCGATGTGCTTTTTCGCCACCATGAGCCTGAGCAATACCGGCGTCGGTTTGACGTCCAGTTCCGGCCAGGGGCGAAACAATTCCCGCAATTCCTCTTCCTGTTCCCGGCTTTTGGCCATCCAGCCCACGGTATCCGCATAATGCTGACTCAGAATCTCCTCAATGGTCAGCGGGTGTTTTTCCCAAGGTACGAAATTCAATGCGCGATAGCCGGGGTGGCTGCCGCCTATGGGCGAGCGCAGGTTCTGTGTGACCTGCTCGCGCAGCCGGTTTACTTCCTCTTCTAAAGCACGGGTCTTGCCTCGAAGGGCCGCGGCATCGCCGCGCTCTTCATTGAGCGTCTTTTCCAGGTCCCCGGCTCTCAGGCGCCATCGCTCCGGAGTGGTATGCTGCTGACGCCGTATAGTCTCATGCGCGTGTGCCAGTTCCGTTTCCAGCTGCACGTTTCGCTGGCAGAATCCTTCCAGGGCTACATGCTCGCTGTGGTGAGCACTTTCCATTTGAGAAATCTGGCTTATCAGGCCACGATTCTGGCTCATTAGCGCGCGATTGCGCTCTTCCAACTCGAGGACTTGCTGTCCCAACTTGCGCCCACAGGCGTACAGCAGTTCCGGCGTCATCTCTTTTTATGATGCCTCCGGAGCCGTGGTCATCCGGTACAGAATCAGCAGCTCCTCGAACGTGCCCGTAAACCGCCGCGCCACCGGCGACCGGTCCTCTTCCCGTTCTTCCGACCACTGGCCGAGCTCCTGGGCCGCCTGTTTCTCGTGCAGCCTCATTTCAGCAAGCAGGCCGGTATCGACCCGGTAGATCGGCTGGGTGGCATCTTTGCCCTTGAAATCACGCACCAGCAGGCCGGTGGTTCCGCCTGGGACGGTGGCGAAATCCGGGGACTCGCCGCGCTCCTTGATCACTCGATTCAACAGGTTCAAGCGGTGCTGCAGGAGCTTTACGCGCGCGGTGCGCTCCGCTACCTCGACGGCAACGCTTACCGCGGCCATCGCGGCGGCCAGTTCCTTTACACGGGCTGCGATGTTAGCATTTCGGAGCAACCGGGCCGCCGAAGGCGCGGCGCCGGCGGCTGAGTATCCGACGGAAGTGTATGCCTCGCTTGGTTTTACTCCGCGCGCAATTCGTTGGGCGAAGTTTTCATGCCTTGTGTTCTTCAGTGCTTCCATGTTGTGAAATGCTCTGCTGCCGGCCGCCCAAAAACAGGCCGAAACAGGCCCGGAAACCGTCAAAATAGCGTATTAGAATGGATATTATAATATTGCAATGCGTTTTGGCGGCACGTAGAGGGCCAAACCTAAAGAGCCGACTGCCCATTCTCGTGCTTCGGCGTTTTCCTATTTTATTAGGAAAACCGGTCAGCCCCGCGCCGGCCCCACGATGTAGTGGCCGGTCAGCCCGAACACGTTGAGCAACCAGAGAATCAGGAACAGCACGATCACCACGTTAATGATCATTTTGATCGGCTGAGCGATCGGCAGGTAGGTCTGCACCAGATACAGGCACACGCCCACGATGATCAGCACCACCAAAACCTGAATGATGTCCATCTAAGCTCCAGTGAACCCAAAACCGCGGGTCCAGATAACGGAAGGTGATTACCCGAGGCGGGTTATCGTCGTTCTCGTTGTCGTGCGTATACTTGCTGGCCGAGGCACCCCGCGACTTCTCGCGGTAACTCTCGCCGAAGTCCAGGATCTCGAGGGCCACAATTTGCCGCTTCTTGAAACCGCCGCGAATGGCGCGCACGTTGGGGCCGTTCAGTAAACACGCAACACGCTCCCGCCCGGCCAGCTCGATCACGCGCTCACCGGCGAGCACGGGCACCTTGTACTTCGGGGAACTACTATTCATTTGTCAAAGAACGCAGATGTCTTGCACTCACTACGGCGAGATATCTTTTCGGACCGTCCCGCCGGTCCTGTGCGCACCGCCTGGCTGCTTCAGCCCGGGATGTACACGCCGCCGTCAGCTTTATTGAAATAGCTGACGCCGCGGTAGGTGAAGCTCACGCCGCTGTTGAACGCAATCCGTTTCAGCTGCGTGTCATCCGGGCCGCCGCCGGCGTCCTGGATGATGATGATCTGGTTGAGTACGCCCGTCCAGTCGGCCCATTCCTGGTAGGCCGCGTTATGCATCGCGGGGTCTTGCGGGCCGGCGCCCCCGTGCGGTAAAGACGGCGGTTTCGGCGGTTCCACGCCGGCAAAAGCCGCGTCCACATCGAGCAGCACTTTCGTCGGGTACTGGCGGGCAGGATTGCCGTACAGCGATGCTGGGTCAGCGGCCGTCTTAGTTATCATGCTTTGCCTTTCCGTTTCGGGACAGCTTTCAGCCTGCTCTTGGTCAGCCGCGGGAATGCTTTCAGGTGCCGCGGGCCCGTGCAGTTCAGTTCTGTGTACAGCCCTTCGCGGTCTTCCGGATCCGGCAAGTTCTTCAGATACACGATGCATTTGTCCGCGAACGTGCGCGGACCCCACAGCTTCTGCAGCCGGATTTTGCCATCCGAGGTGACCTTCCGCTCGTTGTCCCGCGGCGTGATCACTACCGTTGCCTGGTCCCCGTCGACTGTCGTACCTGCCTCGGCGGGCAGGTTGGCGTACCAACCCAGAATCAGCTCCCGCAGTTTCTCGTGACGGGTGATGACGGGCCGCAGCCGGGCCAACTCGGCATCCAACGCCGCGTATTCGTCGATGACCGGCCCCCGGCCTTCGACGACCGCGGCGGCTCGCGCTGTGGATGCCATTCTGCGTATTATGAGTCACAGCTTGTGGAAAAAAATAGAGTAGAAAGTTACTCTAGTTGAAGACCAAAATGCGATTTATGGTGCAGGTAGCCGATGACCAACCCGTGCCGCAGGTTCGCCTGTCACGGCTCGAACGGTCCATTCTGCGACTGTTAATCCGCTGCTATTCGACCAAACAGATTGCCGATATGCTCGGGATTCGCCCGCAAACCGTCAGCAATTATCTGAGCACGCTCAGCATCGAGCTGGGCGCGACCGGACGTGCCCGCCTGGTGCGGTGGACGCTGCTCTATCCGCGCGTGCTGGCCGGCGCCGCAGCTCCTGTCACGCTGCATGCCGAGGGCTGCCGGTGCTCGGCTAGTTACTGCCAGGCCAGCTCTTTCGGGGAAATGCACGGCTAGCCGGCCTGATCACACCCGCAGCTTCCGCGCACGCGCGAGCGGCTACGCGGGCAGCGGCCGGCTTTACCGCACCAGCGCATCCCGCAGCTTCCGCGCACGCGCGAGCAGCTACGGCCCAATCCGAACTGACTGAACTGCCCCCGCAGCTGGCGCTAAAAACAAAGTGGAAGCCCACGGGGCTGCCGCGCGGCGAACCGCGAATATCCCGTGCGTTTAACAGCCTTCCGCGAGCGGCTGGGCCGGTAAACGTACCCGCCGGTGATCGCGCTGGGCTTGTCGGTAGCCCAAAATGGTCGAACATTTCCACAGAATCCACAGGAATTCACAGAACCCGCGAGACGGTGGCTCAAAAAAAAGCCGGTTTCACCCAAAGGTCAGAGTGATAAACTGAACCACGTAATTTAAGGGCGACAAATTTCGGGTTCCCCCCAGCCCGAACCGTAAACCTAATCTGACTGCCGATTTTCCTTGAGCGGGAGAAGACAGTTCGGGTCAGGTCTTCCGGCTCGGAATCGGGGGGCCTTCGTATGCAAGGCTACGATAACACATGCGGCGCGTCATTTCTGCACGCGCTGCGGCTAATTCCACATAGACAGACGCGCAATCTAGTCCTGGATCTGCCATGCGCACATTCTTTCTTTACCTGGACTTGCACACATGCCGCTCATCTGTGGGATACTGGTCAGCGCCGGTTTGCTCCCGGCATAAGTGTTGAGGGCGGCGCGGGCCGTGGCTCCCGCTGCGGGTTGACCCCGCGCCGTACCCTCAAACCCCAGTCAACGGGGATGCAGATCAAATCAGAAACTGAGCATCTACGGAGCAGTGAACCGGAGGCAAGCGGCCCCGGAGGTCACTTAGAGGCCAATCAAGCCGGCAGCGCAAGCGTTAAACAGACCTATCGGTCTGAAGTAAGTTTTGAGGCTGTCCAAAGATCGATGGCCGGAGGTGGCCGCTATAACGAGTGGCGAGACTCCTGCGATTCCTGCTTCGGTGATGAGGCCGGCCCTAAGCGAATGGGGTCCGCAGAGAGCCGCATCGAGTCCAGTCGCTGCGATCGATTTTTTCACAATCTTGCCGATGGCGTTGAAGCTCAGCGGCTCCAGATCACTCTTCCGGTTGCTATCCAGCCGCGTGAACAGTGGCCCGCTCTCCGAACCTCTGATAGCCAGCCATCGATTCAGCGCCCGTACAGGACAGGTAGATTCGTTGGTTCCGCGCGGCACGGCGATCAGACGCCCGATGCTCTGCCGGTCGTTTTTTTCGCGTCTGACCAGCACGACGAATCCCTTATCGCAAAATGTGATGTCTTCCCTGCGGAGCATCGACAGATTCGATCTTCTGAGAGCACTTGCGAATCCGACCAGCAGAAGGCCGCAATCCCTTATTGCGGGAGGCGTCCCTTTTTGGCTGAGTATGAGTGCAGCCTGGCGAAGTTCCTGGACAGCGAGAGGCCGCATCTGCCTAAGCTGCTCGCAGCGCAACCGGCGGGCCCCGCGGAGCAGCTGGCGTACCGAAGTATCCGCCGGCGACGGATAGCCTGCCCGCTCGTGCATGTAAGTGACAGCCGCAGCGCGCCGCGAAACGGTCGATACCTTTTTGCGGGTGAGTTGATCAACCAGAAAAAGCGAAAGTGTCTCGCTGGTCGCGGGCATGGGGACGCGTTCGACCCAGGCGCACCACTTACAAAAGTTTTCCCAATCGCGTTTATATCCATACTCGGTGATCGGCGCCAGTTCCGCAGCCCGCAGTCTACGGATTTCGGTACGAAGCGATTCCAGATCAGGGCGAGAGGGAATAGAGGAAATTACAGTCACATGCCCGAGTGTGGCGTAACCGACCGGGCT